GTTGAAGCGTATATGGCAAAGAGCACGCTAGAGCAGAATCAGATCGAAAAAATGATGGCAGATGAGACCTGGATGAGCGCACAGACTGCGCTTGAATATGGGTTTGTAGATGAGATCATCAGCCAGCCGACATCCGCAAGAGCGGCTGTTATGGCAAAGGATTCTCTGTCAGTGATGAATCACGCTTTGAAGGGATACCGAGAGGTGCCGGAAGCGGTGAAAGAAATGATGAATGTTACGGAGGCTCCGGCAACCAGCGTGCCGGGAGAACCCACCGATACAGAGCCCGACCAGGGCGAAATGGAACGCGAGAGAGCCGTCCAGGCACTGCGCGAAAAAATCAAGAATCTCAAGAAGGAGAAAGTATGACCACATTCAAAAGTGCGTATGACCTGGCGCAGAAACGCGTACAGGTCGTGAATGACAAGGCTCAGGAGATCGAAACCCTCCTGGGCGGCACCGAGGAAGACGTCAATGCTGCTCTGGCTCTTGAGCCCGCGCTGGACGAGGCTCAAGCCGAAGCACAAAAGGCGATCGACCTTTACAACAAACTGACCAAAGCAGGCGATCTTGCTGATAGCACTGCCAGTTTGTTTGTTCCTGTATCCGAGGCAGCAGCAGAAGTTGGCACTGTCAAAAACACCATGACCCGCGAGGAATTCGACGGGATGAATACCAGTGAGAAGGCTGCGTTTATGAAACGCGGTGGCAAAGTCACTGAAGAGAAGGAGTAAAAAATGCCTGATTCTTTAGCAAGTTTGTTTCCAACCCTTTATGCGGGCATCGCGGAATTTCCACGGCGCCAGTTTGGGATGATCAGAGCCGTCCAGGTGGATGGCCAGCTCTCCCGAGCCGCAAAGGGTCAAAGTGTGGTCTGGGATGTGCCTCAGGTGAGCGGTGCAGTCGACATCGAACCTGCTGCAACTCTGCCCGCACCCGCTGCTGATGTGGCAAAAGCGCTCACTTACACAATGGCACACCGAAAAGGCGTGCGCATTGCAGTGACCGGGGAAGCCTCGGAAGCGATCGGTGACGCCAATATGGCGATCCGCCGACAAAACCAGTATTTGCAGGCGTTTGACGTGCTGGCAGCCGGGATCGAAAGTTACCTGGCAGGCGTCGCAATTCTGAACGCCAGCCGTGCTTTTGGTACAGCTGATACCGTGCCGTTCACGGCATCTTCCGTCAATCTGGAGTACTTCGCAAAACTGTGGGGTATCCTGGCAAAAAATGACCGGTCAAACGGAGAACTTTCCCTGGTGCTGAACACAGCAACCGCGGAGGCGATGCGTGCCTATATGGGCATGCTGTACAAGGCAAATGAAGCTGGAGACGATGAGATGATGAAGAACGGATACCGCACGCGGGTCCAGGGATTCAATGTCTACGAAACCAATCAAATCACGCAGCATACCAAAGGTACTGGTGCCAACTATGTTTTGAATGGAGCCCACGCCGCTGGTGCGACAGATGTCAAAGTGAAGACTGGCACAGGCACCATCCTGGCTGGTGATGTGATCTCGATCGCTGACGAACCTTCCGGCTCGAAATATGTTGTTACCAAAGGCATCACCGAAGCAGGCACCCTGACTATCGGGGCACCTGGTTTGCTGGGAGCCGGTGCGGATGGCAAGGCAGTCAGCATTCACCAGTACACCCCCAACCTGGCTTTCAACCAGTCAGCGCTCGGTCTTGGCTGCCGTCTGCCCGAGATCCCCAAAGAGGGTGATGCGGCTATCGATGCCACCAGCATTCGCGATCCCTATACCGGATTGGTGTTTGAAGTTCGTCGGTATGCTGAATATCGCCAGATCGTAGACGAAGTTTCGATCATGTACGGCGCGATCGTTTTGGACCCAGAGGCAATCGCCATTGGGTTGAGCTAAGGCGGGCATGACTGAAGTGCAGTTTATTACCGTTAGCAAGGATGGATGTCGGTTAGATGTCCATCCTCAAAAAGAAACACAGAACGGAGGTGGTCCATCTCTGAAAGACACCACCGCCGAGTCTGGCCAGAAGAAAGCGGCCAAAAAGGCTGAGGTGAAGTAATGACAAACATCCTGACCCCTACCGAGGCAGCAACTGTTTTGCGTTGCGAGATTGATGATCAGAACATGCTGGATCTGTTGCCGCAGGTGGATGCGTATATTGAAAACGCGACCGGGTGGAAGTGGACCGAGGATGAGGTGATCAACCCGACTGCCAAGGCAGCGGCCAGGATGCTTTTAGTTCAATGGCACGAAAACCCGGCACAGCTGGGATCAGAATCGGTGCTCAGTTTTGGTCTGAACGCGGTATTGCTGCAGCTTAAAGCAGAGGCAGTCCGCTTGAATGAACTGCTGGAGCTGAGCACATGAAGATTGGTAACAACATAACCAACCCGGGAGAGCTGCGAACAAAGATCACCCTGGAAGAGCGCAAACTCGTGGAAGATGCCGGTGGGTTTGCTACCCCTGCTGTGGGGCAGCAGATTCAGACCTGGTGCCGATGGATCAATGTACATGGAAATGAGATCTGGCAGGCTGACGCTGCAGGAGCCAGCAAGGCTGCCACTATTTTGATTAGATATCAGCCTGATTTGGATGAAACCTGGAGAGTGATCTATCGCGGAAAAACATGGGAAATTCGTTCGATTGACAACATAAGAGAGCGTAATGAATATCAGGAGCTCAAGATTGCCATGATTGGAGCTGGTTGATGAAAGCGAGCTTGAGAATGCCAGCAAATTTGCAGAAAATGCTGGAAGATCTGAACGAGCTGGAGCGATCGCAGATTGATGATATCGCCGGCGATATGCTGGACGCCGGAGCTGAAGTTGCCCTGGCAGGCATGCAACGCCGGGTGCGCGTTCGAACTAGCAAATTGAAAGATCATCTTAAGCGGAGTGAAATCAAACGTGATGGTAATGTCTCGTTTGTGGAAATCGGCTTGATCAATGCTCCAGCAGAAGTAGTTCGATATGGTACGGTCAACGAGTTTGGATCTTCAAGTGTTAAGGCACAATCATTTGTCCGCGCGACCATGAATGAAGATAAAGGAAAGATCTACCGGGCAATGAAAGCACGCCTGAAGGCTAGAGGTATTGAGTAATGACCACGATTTGGGCAAGGGTTCGGAGCGCACTTAGTGGTTTGGAAGTGCCTGTCGAGAACAACAGGTTGGAATTGCAGACGGGTGAGACATGGCCCGACCGATATATCACTTTTCAGGCAATTTCAACGGTTCCGGAAGAACATGTTGATGACCGTGAGGTCTTACGAAACCACCTGGTACAGCTGAATTTGTGGTCCAAAAATGGATTTGAAAGCTTCCCGGATGTGGAAGCAGCTATGTTGGCAGCCGGCTTTTTGTTCCAGGCCGAGCGCGATATGGATTACACAGAGACTGGCCATTATGGCCAGAGTAAGGATTTTCTTTTTATGGAAGAAAAGGAGTAAGAAATGACTATAGGACAAGGAGAATACAAAAGCCAAATTGGGCTTGATAAGTTGCATTACGCGCCGGTGACGGCAGATGATGCCGCAGGTTATACCGCTGGAGTGCCAGTTTATTTGGCTCCAGTGGCAACAGCAAAGGTGAGTACTACCCGAAACACGAACACGCAATATGCGGATGATGGGGTGTTTGACAGCTCAAGTGCTGAAAGTGAAAGCTCGGTTGAGATCGAGGTAACCAATGTTCCATTGGCAACAGCGGCACTTTTGACCGGCAAGACCTATAACACCACCAACGGAATGTTGATCGAAGGAAGCGGAAGTGTCGCACCAGAATATGCCTTACTATTCCGCTCGAAGAAGTCGAATGGAAAGTACCGCTATGTTTGCTATCTGAAGGGCAAGTTCACCTTGGCAGATGAAGAATTCGGCACATTGGAAGCCAATCCCGCACCCAAACTTGCCAAGTTAACCTTTACCGGTTTGAACACAATTTTCGCGTTCACAACCGCTACCGGGAAGACAGAAACTGTCAAAGTGGTGAAGGCGGATGAAGACGTGGCCGCTTCGGCTACATTGATAGCAGGGTGGTTTACAGCGGTTCCTGTCCCTGTAGCACCTGCGTAATATTGCCCCTTTAAGGAGAGGCTAAAGATGAATTTGAAGGCGGGATGGGTTTCAATCCTATTCCGCCTGCCGAAGAATATGGATTTCGAGGAAACGGTATGCCAAAGTTTTCAATTGAATTGAAGTTGTATGACGAAGAGAATGAAGAAAAGGCAGTTTATCGCCAGAGTTTTATCCCCTTCCGGCTTCTCAAAGAGGCTTTTAAACTGCAGCAGTGGACAAAGGCTCTCCAGGATCCGCAGAATGTGAGTCCGGAAGTAGTGGACAACCTGGGTGATTTTGTAGTGGCCTTTTTTGGCAATAAATTCACCAGAGACGAATTGATGGATGGCGCGGAATTGGACGAGGTGATGGCTGTGATCACTCAGATTGTGAGCAAGATCGACAACCCAAATCCCAACCCGCCTCCGATGTAGATCCGGAGGCGGTTGGAGATGATCGCGATACCCTGGAAGTGCTCATGGATATTCAGCTGATGTTGGTGAAGAATTTCAGCTGGTCGTTGGCAGATATCGACCGAACAGACGCGGTTAGTTTATTTGATTTTGTAAGACATGTTGCCAGCAAGGGTGAGCAAGGTACAGGAAGACAACTCTATGCTGAGGATGTGTGGTAATGCAACCCAAGGAGTCGATTGATGGCTAAAAACAGTGGAAGCAGCTCATTAAATTCCAGTATGAGCCTGGATTCGACCGATTTTAAAGCAGGGATACTTTCTGCCAATCGGGAATTGAGGTTGTTGGACAGCCAGTTCAAGGCCGGCGTAGCAACGCTGGGAGATTGGACAAAAAGCTCAGAAGGGTTGGAAAAGCGGGCTGAGATGCTCAGCCAAAAAATGGGGGTGCAGGCCGGAAAAGTTTCCGCGCTCGAAGCTGAATACCAAAGAGTCTCTGAAGCCCAAGGAACCAACAGTAGGGCTGCCCAGGAGTTGGAGATAGATCTTAACAAGGCGCGTGAAAGCCTGGGAAAAATGTCGTTGGAGCTGGTTACCACTGAACAAGCTCTGGTTGAGATGGCCGACGAATCGGGTAAGACAGGAAAAGAGACAAAGAAACTTGGAGACGAGAGTAAAAAGTCTGAAAAAGACGTCAAAACCTTGGGAGACCGGCTAAAAGATCTTGGTAAGGGCACTGCCTCCATGCTAGCAGGCGTAGGGGATAAGATAGTTGGTATCGGAAAAGCAGCTGGTATTGCTATCGGGGGCATGGCGGTAGCCGCCGGAGCAGGGGCAATCAAGCTGGGTCAAGCAGTCATAAAAGGTTTTGGAGATCTGGAACAGAGTCTGGGTGGTTCCGAGGCAGTCTTCGGCGAATTTGCGGGCAAGATGCAGGCGATAGGGGAAGAAGCCTATAAGAATATGGGCGTGACCCAAAACCAGTACCTGGAGACAGCCAACAGAATGGGGGCTCTTTTTCAGGGGAGCGGACTGGACATTGAGAGATCAGCTGATCTGAGTTCCAGGGCAATGCAGCGGGCAGCTGACATGGCCAGTGTGATGGGCATCGATATGCAGACTGCCCTGGATTCGGTTGCCGGAGCTGCCAAGGGCAATTTCACCATGATGGATAACCTGGGCGTTGCAATGAACGCCACAACTATTGAAGCCTACGCAGCTTCTAAAGGGTTAGATTTTGTTTGGGCGTCTGCCAGCCAGGCTGAAAAATCAGAGATGGCTATGCAGATGTTTTTCGAGTCGACAGAACAGTATGCCGGTAATTTTGCGAAGGAATCCACCCAAACTATCAGTGGTTCCCTGGGGTTGTTGAAGGCGGCTGTGGGTTCATTTACAGCAGGTTTGGGAAATGCCAACGCGGATATGACCAACCTGACCGAGAATGTTGTGGACGCCTTCGGTTCGGTAGTTAAGAACATCGTGCCCGTCCTTGAGAATGTTGTAAAAGCACTGCCTAAGGCTACGGACGGGATCTTGACGGCCATCGCGGGGTTAGTTCCAAAGCTTCTACCAGTGATTACTGGAATCTTTGTCCAGGTGCTTAATACGATAGTGGGCATGATGCCGCAGTTGGTAGGTGTTATAGTGTCTGCCTTATCACAGATGTTTGGGGCGATCGCGGAGTTGTTGCCAGATCTGGTAGACCTGGGGGTTGAACTTGTTACATCATTGGTAGGAGCAATCGGTGAAATGGCACCCATGCTGCTGGAGGTGGCTCCGGAGTTGATCCTGCAGTTGGTGGATGGTCTTGTCCAAATGTTGCCTGAACTGGCAGCCACAGGTGAGAAGATCATTACAGTATTTATTACAGGGATTGGAAAACTCCTCCCCCAGTTGATACCAGCAGCACTGGGAATGATAGTTATGATCATCAAAGGTATTGCTGGTGCCTTACCACAGCTGATGACAAAAATCGCAGAAATTATTCCCCAGGTAGTAATTGTATTAATTGAAAATTTGCCCTTACTGATTGGTGCAGCCTTAGAGCTGATTGTCGCTTTGGTGGATGGGCTAGTACAGGCTTTGCCGGTTTTGATTGGGTATACTCCGGAGATCATTATCGCAATTGTCAGCGCGCTTGTGCAATCTTTGCCGATGATCATTAGTTCCGGAAAACAAATCATAGAGAGCCTGATCAGCGGGATTAAAGGATTGTTTTCAGCATTGCGAACAAGCGGATCCGATACAGTAACGAAGGTGCTAGATGGGATCAGATCAAAGTTCTCGACGCTTTATTCCAGCGGTTCCGACTTGATTGGTAAGGTGATAGATGGTGTCAAAAACTCCTTCGGTGGGCTCTGGAACTTGGGCAGAGATATTGTTCTGGGCATTTGGGAAGGTATCAAAGCAAAATGGGGCGATTTGAAATCTTGGGTTAGCAACTTGTTCAGCAATCTTATCGGTGGTGTTGAGGAAGATAATATGATCAATTCACCTTCACTTTTATGGGCGAGGAGAATTGGCGGTCCTATTGCAGAGGGCATAGGCTTTGGTTTTTTGAACGAGATGGACAAAGTAGAGCGCTCAATGCGGACAACAGTCGCAGGACTGATGCCGGCGATGGATATTGGAATCTCAGCGATGGGTATGCAGCCAGCTTTCGCAGGAGTGGGGCAAACGGTCACAGCGGAAAGACCGCCAGTGACAATCAATGTCAATCCCAGTGAGCCGATCGATTATGAGCTACTGGCAAACAAGGTGGCAAGAAAAGTGACGGAGGGCTGGTAATGGGATGTAGTTTAGTCTTTGTCTCTGGAAATCAACGGATTGATCTGAATGAGCGAGTTGGCTTGTTTTTGCAGGCTGGCTATTATCCAGCGGTTGATGTGAGAGCAAAAACAGTTGCTGAATCCGTCAAAGTACAACTGCGAGGACCGATCTCAGAAAATATTCAGCAGCTGGACCGCTGGTTTGAGATTGCCAGATCAAATGACCCAACTATGGAAAAGATCTACTTGGAATACAAAGTTGCTGAAGGAGCGACTGTTTGGCGGAGTCGGATTTATGATGGCGCTGTAGTTGTGAGCAGTGCGATCAGCAGGGAGTACCATCAAGGGAGGGTGAACGTAGAGATCTCGTTTGAACGAGATTCATTTTGGGAAGGGGCAGAGACACAGATTCCACTTACAAACGAGAATGGGACGAACAACACCACTGGATTGACGATTTACAACACGAATGATGGGGTAGGAGTTGCTCCAGACGTGAGAGTAAATTATGTCGGTATAAGTGGAGCTAATGTCTTGGGGTCGATCCCTGCTCCACCAAGAATAGAGATCACGAATACCTATTCCAGTGGAACAGCGCGCTTATCCGATGTATGGATCGGCAGATCTATTGATGACACGACAAACCCATTTCAATGGTTTATTCCGCATGAAGTAACAACAAACACAACTGCAAGCACGGAACGGCAAATTTCATTAACCGAACTTGATACGAATTTCCTGAAGGGCACTAAGGGTGGGCACTATAGGATTTTCTCAAAAATGCATTTTGGCTATCAGGATTTACGATTGAATGTTGCTCTTTATTTCCCGGCTTCGGTAGCATTGACACCAATGCAGAAAGCTCCAGAAGTCGTGCAGAATTACGGGCATGTTGTGGATTTGGGCACACTTCAAATACCCCCGTGGTTGCCAGGTATATCCGATCAAGCTCCAGTCGGTCTGAGACTCGGAGGTAGGCGCGCGGGCGGATTCAACCAAACCTTTTTCGATTTTTTCCTTTTCCCTGCAAACGCTTTTAGACAATTGATCCCGCGAGGTTATGGAATTGCAACAGACGTAACACTGATCGACGATGGGATCACAGAAACAGTTTGGACTGATGGTTGGACCGGTGGTGGAAAGACCGGCCATTACAGTGGATATGGCGATTGGATCACTCTTGTTCCTGGTAAGAATCAAAAGCTCTTGTTCTTAACGAAAACTATGACTGGTGGCTATGAGGATGAAATTTCAGCGTCAATAAAAGTCTTTTATCGACCTCGCGAGTTGATGCCCTTATGAACACTTATTTTTTGCAGCGCTCCATATATCTGAATAACCAACACGCAATTCCGGGCGATCTGGAAATTAAATTAGAGCGCTACTCAAAAACATGGTTGGGGGGTTGTGATGAGGCAGAGTTTAGCGTTGAAGGAAGTAAGGAAAGCCTGCTTTTACTGCTAAATCTTGTTCGGACTGGTGTAACTGTGCACACCGAAGCGGCCACTCCATTATGGTGGGGGTACGTGAGCCGGGTTGAAGTCGAAGTGGAAGGTGTTTTGGCAACCGTTGATTTTGAAAATATCGCAAACGAAATTGCAGTCGCTTATACGAAAGTTGACTTGAGTGGAAACACGGTTGGAATCAGACAGACAACTCCCTGGATTAGTGATCCAGATTCAATTTCTGAATATGGGCGACGAAGGCTTTTGATCACTGGCGCGAGCATGAATGCTGTCTCGGCAAACGCACTCGCAAATCAAAAATTACAGAGTTTGAGACTACCAAAATTGGTATTAACGACTCGCACGAATAGTGGCAAAAATCGAGCAAGGATTTATTGCAGAGGCTGGATCCACTTATTCGAGGGGCAATATTGCGAAGTCCCAACTACATTAGCGCTTTCCTTTGCTACTGTTGGGCAAGGGAGTATATCTTTTGATGTTGAAGAAAAATGGGCACAATCATTTACGCCCGTTTCAGACATCAATTTAGGTGAGATTGCGGTTTACACCAAGAGGACCGGGAATCCTGGCGATCTATCTGTATCGCTTTATTCTGATATCGATGGAAAGCCCGGCTCTCAATTAGTCTCAGGCACAAAATTTTCCGGCTTGATCGGAACGAATTATGGCTGGGTGAACGTTCCTCTAAATCAAACCTATATGTTGATATCCGGCACCAAATATTTCATCGTTGTAGATACCGATAATGCAGATACCAACAATTTCTACACATTCCCAACTGACCCGAATAATACCTATCCTGGTGGTAACCTGTTCTTGTATGTAGAAAGCGATTGGGTCGAACAGGAATCAGATACCCCGTTCAGGCTGTATGCAAACGAAGTGATTGAAACAACTCAACAGATCCAAAACTACTTGATGCAGTACGGGGAGGTGTTGAATGGGTTGCAAATAGACGTTCGTTCCGGGATATACAGTGAGAGCTTTAGAAGCGGAGACACGACCGTTTATGACGAGCTAAAAGCGCATTTGGAAACAGGTACATCGAATTACAGGCGAATTTTGAGCCGGATAAACATTGATCGAACTGTTGATGTCTGGGAACAACCAGATGAAACAAGCCTGCCTGAGATCGAGTATCGAACAGATGGAAGGATCTATTATCTTGCAGGATCAGAAGTTGAATCGGGCTTTGACCCTGTCGGCAAGTGGGTCAGCGTTATTCCTATTACCAAGTCAAGCTCATACTTTTCAGCCATAAACGGAATGAATAATTACTTTGTGGACGCCTGTGAATGGGACAGTGAAGGCAAACCCTCAATCCGACCTTCCGACTGGAAAAATCCATACTCAGTAAGGGTGCAAGATGGCTGATATCAGACGAACAAGCGAATACAGAAAATTACTGCCCTTTATCGCGAGGGTATCTGGTGATGTAGGAGACGCTACTATTGGTGAGGACGTTCAGGCTTTATTGCAAGCCTTGGCTAATCACATGGCAACAACCTCAGATGACCACACACAGTATGCCTCTGCTGAAGGATCGGACATAACAAGATCTGCTAAGCATGCAACCAAGGCAACTGCAATTAGTTTGATATCGGACACCCAACCGGCAAGTCCGATACCAGGAATGGTATGGATAGATACGAATGACTAAGATAAGTGTTATTACCCCACTGCATGAAAAAGGGAATCAATATATCGAGGAAGCCATGCGCTCCCTTAAGGCACAAACCTTCCAGGATTTTGAATGGATTATCCTTCAGAACAATGGTGGAGCCGCACCTCATGAAGTACGAATCTATGACAAATCAGATCTATGGGATCAGTTCGATACTCCTAAGATCGGTGCTCTGAAAAAGAGAGCATGTGAAATCGCAAGAGGAGAGATCATCGTAGAACTAGATGCTGATGATCAACTCATGCCCAACGCTTTAGAAGAAATCAATAAAGCGTTATGTAACGACAAAGTGTTTTTCTATTCTGAAAGTTTTGAGATCAAGCCTGATGGATCCTCCCATTTATATGGACCTTACTATGGTTGGGAAACGGCAACAAAAGATCTGAATGGCAAGCCCCAGGAATACAATCTTAGTTTTCCGGTGAATCCCAATTCACTACGGCAGATCTTTTGGGCACCCAATCATGTTAGGGCCTGGACTAAAGAAGCCTATGATGCTATTGGCGGTCATGATAAGGACCTCGAGGTTGGAGATGATCACGATCTAATCATGCGGTTCTACATTGCTTATGGCAGGGCAGGGTTCTATCAGCATGATGAGCCTCTGTATATTTACAGGGTCCATCCGGGCAATACCTTCCAGGAAAAAGCAAAGCAGATCGCACAGCAGAGTTGGAATAACTATGACCGGCATATGCACAAGATCTTATTGCGTTGGGCAGAAGATAATAAACTGCTCGCCCTGGATCTGGGTGCAAGATTCAGCCCGACTGAAGGAATGAAATCAGTTGATCGACTTCCTCCCTGCGATGTCATGTTGGATCTTTCTTTAGACAACCAGTTCGGTTGGGGCGCAATCCCTAATAATTCAATCGGTTACATCAGAGCATCTGATTTTGTAGAACACATGAAAGATCCGATCCGATTTATGAATCAGGCCTGGCGTGTACTGGCCCCCGGAGGTTGGTTGAGAATTGCCGTACCTTCCACTGATGGCAGGGGAGCGTTCCAAGATCCCACGCATGTCAGTTTCTGGAACCTAAATAGTTTCTGGTATTACACCAATGAAAAATATGCCAAGTATATTCAGCCAGAATTCTTTGGGAGATTCCAGGTAGGCAAATTGATCCAGGGATTCCCTACAGAATGGCACAAAGAAAATAACATTCCTTATGTGTATGCCGATCTAATTGTTCTCAAAGACAATAAGCCTATCGGAGAAAGCCTATGGCCACGTTAAAGATCCGGAACGAAACAAATGATGGTTGGTATGAGTTCGGCCATCAAGGGCCCCAAGGACCACAAGGCTACCAGGGGCCTCAAGGCGTACCTGGTCAACAAGGTAATCAAGGTGTGCCTGGAGATCAGGGCTATCAAGGATCTACTGGTGCACAAGGTTTGCAAGGACCTCAAGGAACCCAGGGTTATCAGGGTTATCAGGGCATAGTAGGTCCTCAAGGCGTTGTTGGTAACACTGGCCCTCAAGGTGTTATAGGCCCTCAAGGTGAACAGGGTTATCAAGGTGAGCAAGGCATCACTGGTGCACAAGGAGAAGTCGGAAGCATAGGCCCACAAGGTTATCAAGGACAGCAAGGCTTAGCAGGTGAAGATGGTGTAGATGGAGCAATTGGAGACACTGGCCCACAGGGTACGCAAGGTGTACAAGGAGCCACTGGTCCCCAAGGTGTACGTGGTTATCAGGGTTATCAAGGGAGACAAGGAACACAAGGCATACAGGGTACGGTTGGTCCTACTGGAGCACAAGGATCCGCCGGAGCCACAGGTCCGCAAGGATCACAAGGGCAGACTGGAGCACAAGGACATCAAGGTTATCAGGGCGTAACTGGAAGCCAGGGCGCACAAGGCCCAATGGGGCCGGAAGGCATTGTCTGGCGTGGTGATTGGCAATTAGGAATGGAATATGCTGAAAACGATGCAGTCCATTATGACGGAGATAGTTATATCTGTTTAGAATGGCATGTTGCGGTATCTCCTCCACCTAACGCCTACTGGTCCATGCTCTCCCAGGAGGGAGCCATAGGTCCACAAGGTCCGCAAGGTTTGGCCGGCGCACAAGGCCCCACTGGACCGCAAGGTAATCAAGGTGCTGAAGGCGCACAAGGAAGCACAGGCGCAACCGGAGCGCAAGGTCCGATTGGTGTACAAGGTCCGCAAGGTTTACAAGGCTTAAAGGGTGCGCAAGGTGACGTTGGCGACCCTGGAGAAACAGGGCCAACAGGGCCTCAAGGCCTACAAGGATCACAAGGTAATCAAGGACCAACAGGTTTGACCGGTTCTACTGGACCGCAAGGTAATCAAGGTGAAGTAGGAAGTCAAGGCCCTACCGGACCGCAGGGTAATCAAGGTCTAACAGGCCCACAGGGCTTGACTGGTCCACAGGGCGATCAGGGAGATGAAGGACCGCAAGGCAATCAGGGTGTACAGGGCAGTCAAGGTTTGATTGGTGTACAAGGACCGGAAGGCCCACAAGGCAACCAGGGCGAAGAAGGCCCACAAGGTGTCACTGGTCCGCAAGGTAACCAGGGAGCACAAGGAGCACAAGGTTTACTTGGTGATGCTTTGGCCCACATTGTAACGATAGAAACAACTGGCCGATTACAACAAGGCACAGGCGTTTGGGGCACAGACTTCACTGGATCTGCCATCTGGTCAGAAGGTTCTCCTGCCACAATGATGATGGGCGGTTGGAACAATAACGTCAAGCAATGGTGGGGAGGCAGTGACGGTAAATTCTATGCCGGAGACGGTGATGTGATTTTAGACGATGATGGAATCAAACTTCACAACAATAATACATTCTCTGGAGCAGGGCGAATAGACTTTTATGATGCTTACAACAACCCTATAGGTTCGCTGTATGGATGGGGTGAAACGGCAACGCCATTAACCTTGCACTCCATAATGTTAAATGCTTTTGATGATCAGCCGGCTCAAACCGACACCCAAACTGAAATTAAGTTATTGGCAGAAAGTTTTGTAAAGTCTGAGGTGATGCTTCAAGCGGCAACCCCCGGTTATTATTTGGAATCAGCAAACACTACCATAAAACTTACAAAAGATTCCAACGGAAATAATATTCGGATGTATGGCAATGTTGCTATCGGTGATCCAATGGTGGTGAATAACCTTGATCTTTATGGCAACCTCGTTGTCGAAGGCACAATCAAAGATGGTGATGGGGTTTTGTACGGAAGACCGGTATTTCTCACCACTCCACTCACTTCGACCAGTTGGAACGGGGATTCATTCAGCACAACCAGTAAAACGTTGATTGACCTTAGCACCGTGTTTGGCGTGCCACCAGGGATTAAAGCTGTTTATCTGAAAGTGGCAGTGAGAGATTCTGGCTCGGCTGGTGTAGCCTGCCTTGTTCAGTTTTCAGGAAATCCAGTTGGCACAAACTATGCCGTCACAGTGCAAGCAAGTGAAGTGAATGACCGATATGTTTATGCCAGTGCCATTGTTCCTTGCAATCCAAATGGTGATATATATTATCAGATTAGCGCAAGTGGGAGCGCAACGATGGACGTTTATGTCGAAGTTTGGGGCTATTGGCTATGAGGAGGATTAATCTTGAATAACCAGAATCAACCTTATGGCGTAGATATCAGCAGATACCAATACAGTCAGGATGGCAGACAGAAGATCAACTTTGATGTTCTGAATCCACTGATCAAGTTTTGTGGGATTCGTGCTGCCATCTCCTGGGGATATACCGATCCCTGGTTTTTCTATTCGTGGACAAGTGCAACCGCACCAAGATTGGCATACCACGTCACCTATCCAGGGGAGGATGCAATCCGGCAGATGGACCACTTTCTGCAGGTCGTCAACCCAGGTGAACACGACCGACTGGTGCTAGACCTGGAACTGGATCACGGATACAGCAAATACCAGATTACTCAGACCGTGCTTGCATGCCTTGAACGTCTGCGATCTGCGACGGGCAGATACCCTGTTATTTATTCCAGGGCGTTCTGGGTCAATGACCATCTTCGCGTTCCTGATCTGCCAGAAGGTCTCAACTGGTGGCTGGCAACTTACCTTACCCCACTGCCCGAACCTGCTTATACCGTTGAACATCCTGGACCACCCTGGCTACCTGTTGGTGTCAACAATTGGTTGATCCATCAAACCGGAGACCGCGGCAACGGTGCTGCTCACGGAGTAGCATCCCACTATATCGACACCAATCGTTGGAACGGTACAGAAGACCAGATGCTCGATTACTTCGACATGACGGAAGAATCGCACGAGGTGTACTTGCCGATCATCGTTGTCCCGGAACCAG